CAAAGCTATAAGGCGAAGTGGGCGATGAAATGTCGTTGAGAGTTGCGCTTGCTGCCGCAGTAACAAGACCCTTGCCGTTGACAGTAACTTTGGTGTAAGTACCAACATTGGTATTTACAGTTGCCAAAGTACCAGCAGCAGTAACATTACCAGTGCCATCAAAAGTCGGCGAAGTATACGACAAATCGCCAGTGATGCTAATGGTGCGACCAGTTGCAAGTGCAGTTGCAGTTGCGGCATTACCATTAATGCTTCCGGAAATTGCATTGGAGAAAGTTTTGGTTCCACCAATAGTTTGGTTGCTGCTTGTGTCAACAAATGCACCAGTACCGGCGATTGCAATAACGCTAGTTGCGCTACCACCGGAACCACCCGTGCCTGTACCGTAGTACAGAATGTTTGTTTGTTCGTTAAAAGCAAGTTCAGCATTTGCCAAAGTAGATGGTGCGCCAGCACCGCCGCCATTGGCACGACGTTTAATGCGAATAGTGTTTGACATGATAAATATCCTTTTAATTAAAAACTGCCACCATCGGCTATTTCAGTTTGCGGGGTATTTACCCACTCATTAACCCCGAACATAACAACATCACGATATGCGGGGTTATTTACATTAATCGGGTAGCCTCCAATGCTATTTGGCCCCGGAGGACCGGGAGGACCAGCAACACCACGATTTATATTGATAACTTGAGTGGGCGTAGACACCACTTCAAGACTAATATTATTTCCACTATTAGCAGTAACATTTACACTCATGTCACACCTTCACAATCGCGTCGGATCGCACAATGAACAGTAGAAAGATGATGTTGTCCTGCGGAGGAGTAATACCAGTCTGCGGGAATCCAATCTTGATTCGACCACTGAATCCAATGCCATCCACATCGTTAATGGCGAACTCAGGATCAGTGGCAATCAGACTCCACGATGAATCATCAATCAGCAGAGTAAATGAACCAGAAGCATCAACGCGATTGGTGATGCTCAGGGATACGGGCGTGGGCGTGGGCGTGTAGTTGGCAATGTCGAACGTCAGACCGTAACGCGTATCTTTAACATTGCTGAGTTGGCGACGGATAATCTGGGCATTGATGGTGGCCCCGGTCAAATCGACGGGATTGCCAGCCTCATTAGTCAGTGCCAGATTCCAGTAGGTCTTTTGCTGGTAGACAAGTTCGCCAGCAATGATTGGATTGTCAAACCCACTGACTTGCGTCAGAGAGTTTTTGTTAAACACAGCCATGATTAGCCCCCGCTAGGTTATCCACCCCCACAACCTTGCGGGAGTGCGCTTCATGTTCTGTCTTTTCCATAATTCTATCGCTTGAACTCAGTAATAACAAGACATCTGTTGTATGCCGTGCCATTGCCAGTGGTGTATGAAAGTTTCAAAAAATAAGTGTATGTGCCTGCGGCTGGTGCATCCGTAATTGTAAAAGAAAATGGACCGGAATTTGCAAAAAGACCAAGGGGGGGCATTTCAACAATTACTGTTGATCCTCTTAGGATTTGCATTGTCCAGCCAACAAGGTAAATGTAGCCGGATGCGGTTATTGATACCGTCCCACCAGTTGTTGTGATTGTTGCTTGTTGAATGGTAACTGGCAGTGTTGCGCCAACATTTATGCCAGCTTGTGTGTAGGCACTAACAGTGTTTGTAATTGCATTTGCAATAACATTGCCAGTAGCAATTACGTTCCCGCCAATGGAAAGGTTTGTGCCATCAAACCTAACATAATTAGTGCTGTTGCCAACACTAAATTTATATGCACCGCCGGAATAACCTAAAAATACACCAGTGCCAGTTGCGTAATCAGTTTGACCACCAAGAATTTTTCCTGTTGATCCAATGTTTAACGTGCCACCAAGAGACGTTCCACCCAAAGAAAGTGTTGAACCATCCCAAGTCAAATTATTTGTGGAATTACCAACACTGAATTTATAGGTTGTTGAATCATAGCCCAAGAAAAAACCAGAACCATTGTTGTAACCAGTTTGACCACCTTTGATATTGCTTGTTGAATTTAGAGTTATTACGCCAGAGGTAATACTTCCCAAGTTCGCACTAATAGCAGAAAGACTGCCAACCTTTAGAGCAGAAATGTATGGAGCAGACCAAACCGTCTGATTGCTTACTGGATTGTAAACACCATCAGATTGATACAAAGAATCATTGCTTGTTGGAGTAGGATCGCTTCCGTACCAAGTCACAGCAAAACTTGCACCCCAAACGGCTGAAGATTCGGCTGAACTTGGATATGCGTCACCACTAACAGTAACGGTTCCTGCGGTTGGTGTTGGATTGCCAGCAATACGCGAATACATCAATCTAGCAGAACTACCATTGGTTCCGTTAGTTCCATTAGTACCATTAGTTCCAGCATAACCGGCAGCAGAAACCGACGCGGTTGTCCAGTTGATTGTGCTAGTGCTGACGGTAGCAGAATCAATTAACTGTACCTTGGCTTGCCAGAGTGTATATCCGGCAGTAGATGCACCGGGAATTAGAGTCCATCCTGTGGGAACTGGAGTAAAACTACCAGTAGACCATGTGTATGTGCTGGTTCCGGTTGGACCAGATGGGATTGTTGCTGCCCACTGATAAACGATTGCGCTTGCTGATTGAGTGCCAGACGCACCAGCAGCACCATTTTGTGTAATGTCAGTTATAACATATCCAGATGTCCAGCTAACAGATGTGCTGGTTGCACCGGCAACATCAGATACGCCTTTTGAGGCTTGCCACAATCTTATGCTTGGAGTCCCCGGATTAGATGGAATGGAGGTTGTCCATCCACCACCACCCGTATAAGTTTGATTGTTGGCAGTTGCCCACACAAACGAAGATGTGCCGCTAGGATTGCTCGGAGTAGTAACAGACCATTGATAAAGATATGCAGTGCCAGTTTGTGTGCCAGATGCCCCGGTTGCACCCGTTGCACCTTGTTTGGAAAACACCAATTCCAAAATTGCATTAGCGCCCTGCGTAACTGTACCTGTCGAGGATTTGTACCTAACCGGAACAGTGATATAAGCCGGTTCCGCAGACATAGCAGTAGGTTGAGGCCATAGCGCATAGAAACCACCATCAGACGGATTGCCGATTGTGATATTAGTTTTGAGGATTGATCCGTAACCAGTCGTTGAAGAATCCCCAATGCGCCAAGAATTATTTACAAATGACGCATCCGCATCTGTTTGTGCAGCGACGAAATCAATAGAACCACCAGCAGCGGTTCCATAGAGTTGCGGAGCAATGCCGGAAAATTGGGCAGAAGTTGTATATGGAACTTGAATTACAGCAGGGCTAAAAGATGCCAAAAAAGTACCAGCAACGGCAGATGTTGTTGGATTTGGACCCCAATTGTAAGAAGAAGAAATTGAAGAAAGTCCAGATTGTCCCGTTTTATTACCAACCTTAAAGGCAAAATAATATATGCCAGTTGGCAAACTAATATGGGGGAAAAGTACATTTAATGATGGCGCAAATGGCTGAGAGGTTGTTGAGTTTTGAACACCCCACAAAGTCCAATCATTGTCAGTTGGAGATGCAACAGTTGTGTAATAAAGACTAACAGTAATGACCTGACCATAAGACGGGAGAATGCAAGACACCGAAAATGATGGAACCGCAGCATTGGGTTGCTGATCCGTTATTGTTGGCGCATTAAGTGCAGGGAAAAATGCGGGATTAGAAATGCTGCTATTTGGAATGGCAGCAAATTCGGTAATTGGGTTGTTGTCATAAACAGACGCGTTATATTCATTTAGCTCAAGTTGAGCAACAAGACTTCCATCAGCAAGTGATGATTCATTTACCTTCATCACTCTAAATAACTTGTTAGTCCAACCATAAGAAGCATTTGTAACGTAAATAACGTCACCAGCAGATGCTTGGATTCCTTCGTAATTTGTTTTGATGGTAACAATCAAATCTTCTCTGGCTTGCTCAAGAATCCTGTTTGCAAGATATTGAGCTTGAACAGAGTTGTTTACCAAATCAAAGCTAGTTGTCTGTTTATTTATAGGCTCATTCGGATAAAGCAAATAGCTTGGAGTTGTCAAATAAACATAATTGGGAATGTCTTTATTTGATTTATTGGGAAACTTTGCTTCAATTTGATTGATAGATTGATTGATGTTCATTGTTGATACAACAATGTCACCAATAATGTTGTCATCATCAAACGACAATGATGGCGTTTCTGCTTTGTTTACAACAATAGACCATTTGCCATTTGCAGAATCAAATGCCATCCATGAATCGCAAGCAATCATGATGTTATTGATGTTTTCCAGAACATTTTTGCTGGTATCAATAACACCGTTAATCCTATACCTTGCTTGACTTGTCAAAACTCCAGAGTTATTTGTAAATGCAATTGTTTCATCAGAATAAGCATTGAGTGCAGAAACGGAAGTGGTGTCTACAAATTGTGAATCGACAGCACCACCATAATTTACATTCGTAATGTAGTCATACCAAACGTCTCCGGGCTTTGCTGCTCCGGCACTGTTCAAATAGTGTGAAACATTAAAAGTGATTGGATCAAGTCTAGTTGTTTGAGCATCATCGTTATAAATAAGTTTAACGATTGCAAATGCAATACCATTCATCTGCCTATTAGATGAGGGCCACGCCAAAGAGGATTGAACGGTATTTTGATCAGATGAACTATATGCCATTACTTGCGATGGCGATTGAGTTCCATTGATGTTAGTAATTACACCAGCACTGGAAGATGTATACAAATTGATAAACAATTTGCCATTTATTTTGGTGTTGACGTTGCCATTACCGTCCGTAAGAGATGCCACCTTTGTGTTGTCTGTACCATCAAAAGTAATAAGTCGATCACCGTACCAGAACTTTGATGTATTAAAACTAAACTGCCCATTGGGGCTTATGCTTGAAATGGCAATGACGTAATACATCACTTGCTGATTTTGCGACAAAGCAGCATCTACAAAAGTGCCGCCCAAATAAGCATCCCCATAAACAACTGGAAGCGAATTTACTGAGGATGGAGGGATTTGCTCTCTTACGCCGGTTTGATTAGCCACGCCTAGTTTGGGAGCTTTAGGCGCAAAAATTCTATTAACAATTGTAGAAACCGCAAAATTAACTACACCAGCAGCAATGGTTGCGGCAATGCCACCAGCAGCAAGACCCAAAAGTTCAACAGCAATAATGCTGCCAATTGCGTAACTTGGTTCTGCAAAAAATAAAAGAATTAAAAAAAATGGAAAGAATCTCATCATTGCATCCAATTTTCGTCTGTTTTATTAAATCCCAATCTTGAATAGTCAAAGTCGGGAGAGTTTGTAAGTTTGCTCAATGTAAACAATTCAATACGTTTTTTTTCTTTTAATTCTTTGCAATGACGAATATATGCAAGCAACAATCTTGAACCAATTGATCCATTGCGATATTCGGGTTTTACCCACCATGCCAGTTCGTGCATCACATACATTGTATTGTCCCAAACACATGGAACAACAATACCAATGATGATGCCTTTACCTTCTTCAATAAATGCAATGCCTTTGCCAGCAAAAATTGAATCTAGCAATTGACCAATATATTCTTCATTCTCAATTTTTTGATACTGCTTAATTTTGCTTTCATTGCGAAATGCACGAAGCATTGCAATGATTTCCGGCTTATCAAATTTATTGGCTTTTCTCATGACTCTAGGTTTGTGCTATCTGCAACAGCTTGACTTCCCTTTTGCGGTTTCTTGCCAAAGTCAAAATAAGTCGCAACAATAGATTGAACTCTATTCATGCTCACATCATTTGAATAGGTTTTTTGCCAGTTTGATTTGTTGGTAACAATTCCAGCAAATCTGTTTTCCAGAATAGTTCTAATAGAAGCGGATGAGATTACGCAAGTTGCTGTTCTGATTCTATTTTCATCGTCGAATTGCTCGGAAATGGAAATGGAATTAACAATCCCTTGGTATCTTTTGAAGAACTGTTGAGTTGGTGTAAGAATGATTTGGTTGTTGCTATCCAAAAATCCGCGCCATATTTCAACAAGGCTACCTTTGATTTCGCTTCCAAGAACAATGGCAATGTTCGTTGAATCAATGCCAGTAAGAGAAATGTTCATAT